GTTGCCTGCGGTTGCGAGCGTTGAGGTTGTTGCAGACCTTACAGTGCGGGTAAAAACCATCTGGTTTCTGCTTGTCCTTGGTGAACGCAGTCAAAGGTTTTTCTTTTTTGCAAACGGTGCAAACTTTAGTGGCACTCGGCCCAGGTGTTTCCAACTTTGTATTCGGCAGCGATTTCAATTCGGAGTTTGAGAGCTTCTCCGGCAAAAGCGGCAGCCCTAACTGCGAGCTGTCCAAGTTGTTCTGCATGTTGCTCATCAACCGAAAACTGTATTTCGTCATGAACATGAGCGAGAAAAGACCAATGTTTGTCATAAATAAGTCCCTTTTCTTGAAGCAACTCGTAGCACTTGATGTACCAGACCTTTGATATTAGGGCTCCTGCAGATTGCAACAAAAAGTTAAGTGAACTATGTGCTGACCTAATTTGTATCATTCGACCGTCAAGAGCTTTGACGTAACCTTCCTTCTCAGCCTTGTCAGTGACTCGTTTTGTAAGCTCAGCTAACGCTGGCATATTTTTATAGTACTTACGTTTTAGTTTTGCGCCGTCTTGGTTTGTGATAGTAGATATTTTCTCTGCACCTGCCCCATACATCAGCGCGTAGAAAAATGTTTTGGCTTGATCTCGTGACGTGAGACCAGCAGCCTTTTGATTTGCAGTGTGGATGTCACCGTGTAAAACCTCGTTGGCAAACTTGCCCCCATCAAAGGGCCAACAGTAATGCGCCAAGCATCGTGCCTCGATGCCACTGAGATCCACGCCAACCTGTTTGCGGGTCTTTCTAAACCGTCCCCTCGGGTTTACATCAGGTACAAACAGCGACCTACATTCGGTACCCAACTCGGACCTGACGGCCGGACATTGAGCCATGTTGGGGTTGACGTGACTACAGCGAGCCGTGGCGCAGCCGACCGTAATAACACTGCCGTGAATACGACCGTCAGACTCAACTAGTTTCAACCAAGCATTGTTGCCAGTGCTCAGTTGGCCTAGTCGTTTTTGGAGGGTAAGGTGTGAAACAAAATCCTCAGCTCCAGGGATCTTTAACAGAATCTTTTCATCCACCTTGGGTTTCCCCGTATCGGTAAAGTTATTAGGTTGCCAACCCAAATGATTTTGTAACACCCAAGCGATGTGATCCCTTGAATTGGGATTCAACTCAGTTAACCGAGTCATTGGTGCATCAGCGACATAACCACGTCTGGTGTTGTCACGTTTGGGCTTGAAGATACCTCCGTCAACAAACGGGAACCGTTGTCGCAAGCGTTCGTTGAGATTATTTAGTTTGTCGTTGATCGAAGCTTCAAGAACTAATGCTTCCCGAATGTCAAAAGGAAAACCTGACTTTTCTTGCTTGGCGATAAGACTTGCAAAGTCCATCTCCAAGTTGACAGCACAAGGATAAAACTCGATCTGCGGTTTCAGGCGCTCCAAAAGCTTAACGTTTAACTCAACATCGCAGACACATCGCTCTGCAAGTTCTTCAGTCAGCTCGCTGAAGTCAGTCATGTCAGCGTGGCGTTTGCTGTGACCCAGCCGAAAACCGTATGCCTCAAGGCTGTGCCTGCCGTACATCTGCATCGGCATCCCAGGCCACTTCCTCTTGAAGTCAATGTCAAGCAGGTTGGGATACACCATGCGACACAAGATCAACGTGTCAAGCACCAGCCCCTTGGGCTTGAAATCTGGGTACAGATTTTGGATTGCGGGTATGTCGTACTGGATCACGTTGTGTCCAGCAATCACATCAGCTTCTTCAAGGAGCGGCAACCACTTCTGAGGATCCTTGTAGAGCTTGGTCTTTCCGTACTGTGAGATGGCACAGCAATGGATCTTTGTGACCTCTCTAGGTTTCAGCGCATTCGTCTCCACATCGAACGTCATCGTCGATGTAGAAACTAACTCCTTGTGCTTCACAGTGGTCAATGAATGGGTCGATGTCATTCTTGTTGAGGATGTAGCAGAAGTCATTTGATTTGAAGAAAGGCTTGCAAACAGCTTTGCCACGTAAGGACGCAGCAAACACAGAAGCTTTGTTGGCGTTCAAGCTTCTTATGTGGATATCAAAAGTCGGTTTCAAAAGGATCATTGGAAAAAGTTTTTTTACTGTTGGTGCTTTTTAGCTCCAACATTCTGCCTGTATTTTCTTCATAATTCACTTCACCTGCGACTCCACACCAACCTGTGAATCGATTTTTAAGGACTCGAATCGTAGTTCCTTCTGTGGCATCTTTTTGTTGGTCCCGCTCCAAGCCAAGACAGACATCAGAAAGCTGAGGTATAGAGTGGCTGCCACGAAGCTGGCTAAGGGTCGTCTGTGCCCCATTTTCATGGCCTTTGTCTCCCTGAGGTCGACGTAAGTGTGACACTAATAACATCCCGCAGCCAGTTTCTTCAACAAAGCTCCGAAGCTGGGTCATGGTTTGATCGATGGCGCGTCGTTCATCACCGTTCTCCAGACCCGATACCAAAATTGAAAGGTGATCGAAAATAATCCACTTGCAACCACAACCAGTAACCAAATGCCGTACACGATTAAGAAGAACGGTAGGGTCAAGACTGCCGAAATGGTCGTACAAATAAAGACGCCCAGTCCCAAGTGTTTTGTCAAAAGCTTCTTCAATTTGGTCGTCTGAAAAGATGCCACGGTCAATGTGAATAGGGTAGTTGAGTTCCATTCCAACGAAGCGTCTCGCAGTTCTTCGGATGTTTTCCTCAAGAGCCACGTAACCCACCGTTTCCCCTTGGCGAACCAAAAGGTCATAAGCCACCTCTGATACAAACGTACTTTTCCCTATCCCTGTACCAGCCGTCACGGTTACTAACTCACCCGCTCTCAAGCCATGCAACTTGTCGTTCAAGCAGGCGTAGGGATACTCAACACTGTCAACCTTAGGGTCCTCGAGGACAGCCTTGAGCAACGTGGAGCCACTGATAATGCCATCAGGCTCATATTGCGTGGCTGTCCACACCATCTGCATGATGGCTTTGCTGTTGTTGTCTACCAGGGCCTGGTTGGCATCCTTGTAACCCTCAACAGTGCCAAGCTTGCCTCGACGTGGTGGTAGCAATTGGATTGCTTTCTTGGCTGCTTTCTGTCCGTGCTCATCGTTGTCAAAGCACAGGATGATCTCCTCAAATTTCAGAAGCCAATCGAGATTTGCTCGTACGGACCGTTCCGCAGAGTCAGCACCATTCGGTAGCGATACACACGGCCAGGTCTTGCGTACTGCTGCATAGGAAAGGCAATCGTATTCCCCCTCAAATACAACGAGAAGCTTCCCTCCGGAACTCCATTTTTCTTGGCCGAGAAAGGTATGGTCAGGATTGGACCCGTGCTGAATAAACTGTTTTCCAGGTTTACGAATTTTGTAGCCGGAAAGCCTACGCTCTTTGTCGTAGATCGGCCAGAAATAGGCGTCGGAACCTCCGTAGCGGCCCTTGAAGTACCCAAAGAACTGATTTGTGTCTTTAGGGATCTTGCGAGAATCAATAGCCGTGTACGTGCCCAGGATGGGCTCAATTTCTTGATGGTCTGCATTGTGAAGTTTGGACATTTGAAAAGAAGAAGACGAACCAGAAACGTGATAGTTGCAGCCAGGTGTAAAGCAGTGCTCACCACCATCTTCATAGCGAGCCACGTTATCTCGTGAGCCACACATTGGGCAGCTTGTTCTTCCGAGAACGTGGGACATAAAAAACCTCCAGAGAGTGCGTCCCTGGAGGTCGGAATCCTTCTTGTCCGAGCGAACTATAACAAAGTCCAGTCTCTTGGCAAGTAAGGTCCTTCACACCAAGGAACATTGTGCTTGTCACACCAGCTTGCGTAGTCCATGCGACCACCACGCTGGAGCTTTTGATGCGGCTTTTGCAGCACCATGCGGATGTCTACATCAGGATGCTGCTCACGGAACAGCTTGATGAGCCTGCGATCTTCGGCGTCAAAGAACCCCTTGACCTCAAGCACGACACCGTTGGCAAGGACAAAGTCAGGTGTGTAACTACGTGGAATCACAAGGTTGTACTTGTGTTTCTCATACTCGTAGTACACACCGTTGGCAGTTAGATCATCTGCCACCTTGCCTTCAAAGCCCGATCGAAATCCGTCAGCGCGACGTTTGCCGTACTTGTGAAATCGTCGGGCCATGTATCAAAAATCAGGATCTTCCTTACCGACAGTAGCAAGTTCCTGAACTTTGGGTTGACTCTGCTTGAAGCCATCAACCTTGGTGAACATCTGGCTGACATCCTTGCCTCCTGAGTCACGCCCAGAAGACGTTACAGCCTCGATGACCTGGATCCCGCAGGGTTTGAGCCTCATACCACCCTTCATGGCCTTACGAGGGTGATACGTGGGCTCTGCGTGGACGATGACCTTGGTACCAGGCTTGAGGTACAGGTCACGAGCTATCGGGTTGAGCTCAGTATCCACTGCAGGAAACGGAAACTCCTCATACGCCAGCTTGGCAGTCAGCTTGATCACAGCCGAGCCATCGCTGTTCATCTCAAACGGAGCATCGAAGAACCGACGCTTGCCAGTTTGCTCGGCGTACCACTCACACGCCTTGTCGTACTCCTTGCTGATCTCATCCACTAGATCCTGGGCATCAGCTACCTGGACCTTGAGACGGAAGTCAGTTGGTTCACCACCGTACTCAGGCTTGTCGTAAAAGCTGGGCACCCAACCAGTGAGCTCGCCATTGATCTGCATTGTTGTGCGTTAAATCAGGACCAACAGAAGATACACACAGATTTTGAAGGGCTTACAACGGTTTTAGACCAGTTTTTAAAGTGGTTCAAAATGGCAACAGTAAAGAATCTTTCTAATTACCTTTTAAAAGAAGGTTTTAAGAAGGCTTTTTCTTCTACCCTTTTAAAAACCAACACGAATCATGTTTCAAGCTTCAGCTACTGACGATGATTACCTGCTTCCTCATGAACTGGAACCCCAACAGGAGTATCTCCCGATGCATATTGAAGACTTCATCGAGGAGTACGAGTATTCCAAGGATCGGTACAAGGATTCCAAGAGCGATGATGACCGAATGTTTTGGGATGGTTATTGCCAAGCCCTTGAGAAGATTGCAGGAGACCTGCTAATGGACATTAAGTAGACCCGTGGCCTCAGTCACCTTCCTCGTACAAGGACTCCATGTCTCCCTCTTCATTGACGAAAAAGCAGGCAGAGTCCTTGATGCGTTGGTAA